ATAAGAATACTACTTTTATTAAGCCTCTCATTAGAGATTTAGAATGGGAGATTTTTTATATGATGTTAGAAGCTGAAGGATTTAGTGGATTTGTCGAAGACGATGTTTATGCTTCTGATAAACTTATATTAAGTTATGATATCAATAGGTTACCTAAAAATTATAGAGAATTTCAACTCTTTAATAAAGACGGTAAATTTAAACAATATCGTTCAGCCAGAGAGGCTGTTAGAAGTTTATATAAAACCCCTCTCGGCCCTCCTCTTTATTTTAATCAAGCTCAGAACGTTAGTATACTTGGTTCAAGAGGTGGGGGTAAATCATATATAATTGCTTTAGGTAAACTGTTACACGCACTTATTATTGATGGTGGTAGATATTATAATTCAGATAATGGTAAGTTTTATAAATTACCAGGATTTAAAGATGAAGATTTATTAGATGATATGAATAAACCTTTAGCAGAAGTTATGGTTGGTTCGGGAGATACTAATAAGTCTTCTGAATTTGTATCAAAGATTAGGGCTAATATGGAAGCTTTGGCTACAGAAAAAGAGTTTGGTGTATGGGGTTCTCCTGAAGATGATGATTATATGCCTTGTGGATTGTTTAAAGAAATGTCTGGAAGCTTACTTCCTGGTAATAAAAAGAATCCTTGGCGTAATGAATATAAAATTAGTAGTAAAGGTAGAGAGCTTTCAGAAGGTTCTTCTTCTAAACTATTCCATGTTTCTTATTCTGCTCAAAAAGCTAAAGGCAAAGGTTCTCAAGAAGGTGCTGGTGGTCGTACACTTTATTCTGTTACAGAAGAAAGTGGGTTATGTTTTGGTAAAAATACTGAAATTAGAATGCATGATGGATCCGTTAAATATGTTCAAGATATTATTGATGGAGATATTTTAATGGGTGATGATGGAACACCTAGAACAGTATACGGTAGTATTAGTGGTATTGATGATTTATACCAAGTTAGTCAAACATTTGGTGATGACTATATAGTTAATGCCGAACACCCAGTTTGCGTAAAACATAAAAGGTGGTATAAAGGGAAAACTATGATTAAAGAAAAAGAAATTTGGGCTAGTAAATTCAATGATACTAAAGATAAAAAAACTCACTACGGTTATAAAAATAAAGAATTATTTTTTAAAGAAAAAGATTTAAAATTAGATCCTTATTATTATGGTTACTGGTTAGGTGACGGTAGTAGAAACTCTGCTGATATTACTACTTGTGATAAAGAAGTAATTAATTATTTAACTCAGCTAGCTAAAAGTAAAGGTTTAAAAACAAAGATAGATAAACTTAAAAATAATAAAGCCGATATTTATAGGTTTTGTAGAGATAATAAAGATAGTGGCGGTAAAACTAACTATTTTAGACAAGGGTTGAAATATTATAATTCATTTACTACAAAGTTTTTACATTTAGATTTTATTCATAATTCTAAAGATGTTAGGTTACAGCTTTTAGCTGGTTTAATTGATTCGGACGGATGTTTAATAGAAACTAAAACTTCTAATTATTATGAATTTTATCAAACTAATAGATTAGATTTAATTGAAAAAGTTGAATATTTATGTACTAGTTTAGGGTTTAAGGTTAGTAGAAGAGTTAAAATAACTAATAAAGGTTATGATAATGAAATCTTATCCGAGTATAGGAATAAATATACTTTAAGAATTAGTGGTAATGTCGATCAGATACCTACTAAAATAAAGTATAAACAAACTAAAAAGAGAGAATATTTAAAAGATTTTCTAAATACAAGTATTAAAATTAATAAAATTGGGCCGGGCAATTATTACGGATTTACATTAAAAGAATCTCCTTATTTTTTATTAAAGGATGGTACAGTTGTGAGAAATACTGATAACAGTGTGGAAATACATAACTCTAATACTTCAGTAGTTAGTCGTAATGGTATACAGTTTGGTGTACAAATTGATATTGGAACTAGTGGTAATATTGAAGCAATTGTTCAAACTAAAAAGAAATTCCTTAACCCTCAAGATTACAGTATAGTAAGTTTTCCTGATGAATGGGAAGGTATGGGTAAAGGTGGGCAAATAGGTTTCTTTCTTCCTTTTTATATGACATTAAATCAATTTAAAGATATTAATGGTAATACGGATTTTGTAGCAGCATTTAATTATGTTAATACTATTAGAATGAAAGCTTCCGAATCCGATGATCCTTCTGTTCTACGAGAGGAAAAAATGAACAGACCTATTATACCATCAGAAATGTGGACTACTAATAAAGGCTACTATTTACCATACGATCAAGCTATTCAAACTGAAAAGTATTTATTGATGGATAACAAGTATGTAACTAAAGCCAACCATGTAAAACTTTATTTTGATTCTAAATATCCCAAAGGTGTTAGATACGAAATAGATCATGAAGCTGATCCTTTTTATGAGTGGCCCGTAAATACAAATAGAACATCTATGGATGGTACTATTACAATATATCATTGGCCTGAAGATAATCATCCTAAAGATAAATACTTCTTTACTCATGACCCTTATGTGTCTGAGAATATAAACGACGGAGGATCTTTAGGAGTCACTCATGGATGGATTAATCCTAAGTATTGGGATGAGCTTCCTGAAACTGGCCCATTAGTTTGTACGTTTATAAGTAAACCTTTAGGCGGTTTAAGGCAGTATTATGAGGAGCAGGAAAAGATACTACAGTTTTACGGTAATCCGTTACAAGGATTAGCTTATGAAGCTAATAAAGGTACTGATTGTAAAAATTACTATCAACGTAAAGGTAAAGTTAATTTATTAGCGTTACGTCCTTATTTTGATAATAATGGAATGTATATGAAAAAAATAACAGAGTATGGGTATATTGTAGGAAACAGATTAACTAAAATAAAATATTTAGATTCTTCTTATGACTTTTTAATGACTCCTATATTTATTAATGGTGTAGAAAAATTAGTAATTGATACATTACATTGTATATTTACAGTAAGACAAATTGTGGGTTACGATATTGATGGTAACTTTGATGCAGTATCTTCTATGATTATTGCACCTAAGCATATAGAAAATATAGAACAATTAGGTGTCTATGAGCGAGAGTCTAAACGAAATAGATTGGTTTTCTTTTCTGACAATAAAAGAGTATTCAAACAGGAATATAAAATTCCTAAAATAACTACAACTACAACAAATAACGAAAATATTTGGAATTTAACAGATGAAATACATTAACGACTTAACTCCTATAATTAATGGAGTATGCAAAGCAGCAGAAATTATTACAAGCACTATGGGTGCTGAAGGAAAAACAGTAGCTATTTATGATAATGAACAATTACGATTTACTAAAGACGGTGTAACGGTTGCACGTAATATTCAATTTGACGATCCTTTTGAAAACATTGGAGCAAAAATACTTATTTCTGCAGCTAATGAGACTGTACGGAACGTCGGGGACGGGCCACAACCTTTATATAGTAAAGTACTAACACCGAACGGATTTGTTACAATGGGTTCTTTAAATAAAGAAGATTTAATTATAGGGACTAATCATACTATTCAAAAAGTGGTTGATATTTTCCCTAAAGGTCAAAAAGAAATTTATAAAGTACATTTTATGGATGGAAGAATTGTGGAATGTTGTATCGACCATTTATGGAAAGTTTATTATAAGGGTGTAAGTAAAGTAATGTCTTTAAAAGAAATTATTGATTCTAATAAATTACTAACAGTAAAATCATGTGGGACAAAGGAATATGGCTACTATGTTCAAAAACCTTTTGTAGATTTTCCAAATAAAAAAACAATAATTGATCCATATTTATTAGGTTTGCTTATTGGCGATGGTTCTTTATCTGAAACAGGCCAAATTGAACTTTCTTTAGGCTTAAATAAAGAACACATTATTGATAAAATACCAAAAGAATTTATTAGAAGCTGTAAGTTTTACGAAAACAAAAACTACTTTAGGGTTAAATTGAAAGGTTTAAAAGAAAGTTTACAAACTCTAGGTTTATACGGTACTACTAGTAAGACTAAATTTATTCCTAAAGATTATTTATATAATTCAAAAGTAAATAGAAGTTTACTTTTAAAGGGCTTGTTAGATACTGACGGTCACATAAATAAAAGAAACAGGTTTGAATATAGTACAGTAAGTAATCAATTAAGTGATGATTTTTTAGAATTAGTAAGAGGATTAAATTACTCTGTAAATTATAAATTGTTAACTAACAGAGGGAAAGCGACTTATTCTGATACACCTATACATAGAATAAATCAATTAAAAGGTTATCTTAATGGTAATAAGATTGTGGAAATAGAAAAAACAGGTAATTTTACTGAAATGCAGTGCATTCTAGTTTCTAATCCCGATCATTTATATATTACTGATAATTATATTGTTACACACAATACGACTCTCACTTCTCTTTTCTTAAAAGAGTTAATTACGTCTATTAATATTAGTTCAGATAATGTTAATGATACATTAAATGAAGTAGAGAAAGATATTAACTTAGTTATTGAAGAATTAAATAATTATATTACAAAGACTACAACTACAGAACAAATAAATAATATTGCTACTATTTCTAGTAACTCAAAAGTTATTGGTAAATTATTTGAAGATTTATATAAAGAAGCATCTTTTGATTCCTTAATTAAATTGGAAAATTCTGAATATAGTAATCAAAGTTATTTTGAAGTATTGAAAGGTATTCAATTTGATTCTGGATTTGCACACCCTGCGTTTATGACCGATAAAGATGTAGAACAATGTGTATTTGAAAATGCAACTATTCATTTAGATCGTGAAAAAATTACTACGGTTACAGAAGATTATAAGAATTTATTAGGTGTAGCAAATAAACAAAATATACCATTGATTATTATGGCTCCTTCTTTTTCTGATGCATTTGTTAGAATGTGTACAATGAATAAAGTAAATGCAGGAGTACAGATTTGTTTAGTAAAAACTCCTGGTAGCAGTACTCATGCTCAAAATAAAAATTATGAAGATATTAAATCATTTCTGTCTAGTGAAGGATTTGTAGATAAAGTAATTGTTAATGCTTATAATATTACGTTGTTTAATGAAGATACTCCTTTTCTTAATGATAGAATTAATACATTGCGTAAACTAAAAGATTCTGCTGTAGAGTGGTGGGAAGAAGAAGATTATAAGCAACGTATTCATAAAATGAAAGGTAGCTCTGCAATTATATATGCTGCAGGAAGAACTAAAGAAGCTCAGTCTGAAGAATATGATCGTATTGAAGATGCTATTGGAGCAACCCAATCTGCAATTAAATATGGCTATGTTATTGGTGGAGGATATACTTCTTATATGCTCAATCCAAAGACGGATATACTAAAAAGAGTATTAAAGTCTCCTTTATATACTATATTGGATAATGCTGATATTGATATTAAAACTAGTAGGTTAAAAACCATGTTAAACGACGGTCATGTTATGAACGTTAAAACAAAAGAATGGGAGAGTATTACTGATACTAATATTTTTGATCCCGCACAAGTTATTGTACAAGCTCTTGAGAATGCGTTCTCAAATACACGACTAATTGTAAATACATCTTATACAATAAATAAATAATAAATGAAATATTCTGAAGATGCTATAAAAAGAGTATACGGAAACAATAAGCATATTAAATCTTCTCAAGATGACACTAAAAGTGTTTACTTTAATTTAAAGGTTGCAGAATCTGAAAAAACATTTGATTGGTATAAAAGATATACCGAATATATTGTTCCTGCAGACTCATCTACTATTGATGATTTTGATGAGTTAAAATCAAATTATGAAATATATAACGATGACATTAGTTCTTTTAAAAAAGAAATTTCAGAGTTTTGTGATCCTTTAGGTGAAAACTTAGAAAAGATTGATGATGAACTACAAGCGTTTCCTATATTACATAATAAGATTAATGTTATTAAAGGCGACTTTCTTAGTCGCAATGATAAATACAATATCATACTATTATCTCAAGACGCAATTAAAAGTAAAAACACTAAGTATTTAGAAGAAAGAAAGAATAATTTATCATTAGCTGTTCAAGTTGAATTAGAAAGGGTACAGAAAGAAATGGAAGGAATGTCAGAAGAAGAGATTAATCAGTATGTAGAACAAAAGCAAAAAGAACTAGCTCCCGATAATCTTTCTGTTAGTGACTTTAAATCAGATTATGAAATCTTTTATGAGAAAGCCATTAAGTATGGTTATTACGATCAAAAAGTACCAAGTAAAAAATTAGAATCTGTAGAAGATGCTTTTGTTGCAGATAGGTTTTTTGTTTATTCAGGATGGAGATTTGGTAAACCAATGTTTGAAATGAGAAATACGTTGTTTACAGGATTTCAAAAAGCACCAAATGAACCTTATGTTCATAAAGGAGATTATATTTGGTATAAGAAACCAATCACTATTTCTGATGTATTAAATAATTATGGTACACAATTAGACGATGATGAATTAACTAGATTAGGTGTGCATAAAGGTAATACTTTAGATAGTAGAAGTTCTTTAGACCCTAAGAAGCAAAAGTATGTAAGAAATACTCATGATGATGAGCTCTTTAGGTTATTAGATGAAAATAAAGGAAATGCTTCAAAAGATATAGGTATGTCTCAAGGTCAAGGATTATCTGGTAAATCTACTGATAACTTTTTGGTATGGGAAACTCATATTGAGTTTAAAGCATTTAGAAATTTAATATTTATTTCTTACGTTGATGATTATGATAATAAAATAACACTGCCAGTAAATAAAGATTTTAATATTCCTAAAGAAGCTATAAAAGAATCGTTTATTAATAAATGGGGATATGAATCATTTAAATATGTATGGAATTCTTTTGGTAAAGAATATACTGCAGAAGAGTTATGGATTCCTTGGAAGTACGAAGTAATTCGTTTAGGCGAAGATATTTATCCTGTTTATAGAGCAGTTCCGTTTCAGCAACCAGATATTGAGAATCCATTTTCTTCATTCTCTCTTTCTACTTTTGGTCGCATTTTAACTAATCGCAATGCTAAAAGTATTTCTTCAATTAGGCGAGCAGTTCCTTCTTATTTACAGTATTTATATGTAAAAAAGATTATGAATAGAGAATTAGCAAAGTATCAAGGATTTATTCAAGATATTGATGCTGATACTATTCCTACCGCTTTAGGAGAAGATGTTAATGGAGAATTAATTAAAGATCCAATAGCTGTTTGGTTAGTATATAGAAAGAAGCTAGGTTTAAATATTTATTCTGGTTCACAATCAGTAAATGGTTTACCACCACCTTCTACTCGTAGTCCTGGTTCTGGTGCTCATATTATTGGTACTGCAGGAGACATATTTAATCTACAACAATTATTAGAATTACTTGGTAGAGAAATAGGGCTGTCAATGGGTGTACCTCCTCAAAGAGAAGCTCAGTTTGCAACTAATTCTAATGCTACAGATAATCGTCAAGCGTTACAGCAAAGTTATCAAATAACTGAACCTATGTTTCATATGATTGATGATGTATGGAAAGATGCAATGACTGATTATGTAAACAACTTTAGAACATATTGTAAGAAGTTAAAGCAGGAAAGTGGTACAAATCCAATGTTTCATTATATTCTTCCTGATGGTACAGAAGAGCTATTAGAAGTATCTGATACAATGTTAGATATGCAAAATATTGGTTTGTTTATGGATTCTAATGTAAATCAACAAAAGTATAATGATATGATGATGCAATATTCTCAAGCGTTTGCACAAAATGCTGGAGAAGGTGTTGAAGTTATATCTCAGATACTTAAATCAATTACTGAAGGTTCTTCTACAGAAGAAACACATAAGCTTATAAAAATTGCTTCTGAGAAACAACAACAACGTCAAGAACAACTTCAAGAACAGCAAGCTAAGTTTCAAGAACAACTTTTAGCAAAGCAAGATCAACTAGAAGATAAAAAGCAGATAAATGAATTAGAGAAAATTAGATTAAAAGAAACATTAAGTGGTGAATATGACTTAAAGATTGCTGGATTAAAGGCGGAAATAGATGTAAATAATAAGAATATTGATGCAAATCTAAAAGAAAGAGAATTATCTATTAAAGCAAACGAGAAAAATAATATCTAAATTTTACAAAAATACTTACTAGTCGCAAAAGTGACCTAAAGTTATAAAAAATAATTTATTTATACAAATGTAATTGTATCTTTGTATAAATCATAAAACGAAAAATTATGAATATTGATATTGATAATATCCTTCCAGACCTAATTATTGAGGATTTGGAAGATGTACAGACCATTAACGAACCTATAAAAGAACCTATAAAAGAAGATGTTATAATTGAACCAATTATTGAGGATGAAATAATTCAACCTAATAATACTGAAAAACCTAACGAAGATAATAATGTTTCTACCTTATTATATAATGAGTTAGTTCAAAGAGGAGTTGCAAGAGCTGGCGATAAAGAAGATTATTCTTGGGATGATGTAAACACTGTATTAAATTCTTATTCGGAAGAATTACCGCTACAGGTTGCAAATTCAATTATTGAATCTGTTCCTGAAAAAGCAAAAAATTTAATTAGTTTTATATTAACTAAGCAAGATAATCTAACAGACGCTGATTTACAAACCTTTTATAAGGAACACTTAAATTCAATTTCTACACCAGATCAATTTGATAACGATTCTGCTAGAGACTTTTTGAGAGAACAATATAAAGGTAAATTTAGAGCATCTCAAATAGAAGCTGCAATTGATGCATTAGAAGACGAAGAAGTTTTAATTGAAGAAGCGTTAAAGCTTAAAAATGAAAGTGTGAAAAAAACACAAGAAAGCTTAGAGAGAGAAAGAGAGCAAAAAGTAATTGACCAACGTCAATTTATATCATCTCTTTCTAATGAATTTAAAGAGCTTAACTGGTCTTCTAATAGAATCAATAAAGTTAAACAAAGTATTAGTTCCGGTAAAGGAAATGAGCTATTATCAAAAATAGTTAATTCTCCAAACGGATTAATTCACCTTTATAATTTTATGGAATATTTTGACGAAAGTAATGGAAAATTTAATTTAAATGATTTTGCTAATATTGCACAAAGTAATGCTAGTAAACAATTAAAGGATAAAATTACCGGAGAAATGTTTTCTTCTGCGTCAAGTAATACTAAATCAAGTACTAAATCAGTTAGACCTTTAAGTTTAAAAGATTTAGAACCTATAATTAATTAAATATAATGAATAGAAAAACAGCCTTACAAACTGTAGAACGTAAAGCGTTTGGCGGTAGTGCGTATGACTCACTAACCCATGCTCAAATGTTTCGTTCTTACAAGCCGTTTAATTTCGGCGTAAGAGGTGCTCAATTGTTTTCAAGCAAATTGGGATCTCATTTAGTAAACAAGAAATTTACATATTACACTTTAGCTAAACAGAATGTACACGTGCTTCCAGGCGGTGTAGATGATTACGAATGGTCATTGACTGCAGATGCGGATGTAGATTTCCGTGTTAGCGAACTATTGGTTTCTCCAAGTGGTTTTGCGGGTAAAGGTAAATTGCGTTTTCGCATTGCTTTAGATCGTGATTGGGCACATGAGCCATGTTTGCTTAAATTAGAGAATTCAAATCTTCCTCTTTTGAGAGTAATTGGATTCCCTCGGAAGCGTAGCGACGTATCTTTTGAATACGAAGTAGAACTACAAACTTCCGACTTGAATGCTTTCGTACCAGTTGAATATCTTCAGCCAGGTCGTCGGTTGATTGATGTTTCTACCAGCGTTGCTGATGAACTTAATCAAAAGTATGGTGGTTTGCAGTATGGTGAAATGTTTAAGCTTCAGTCTTGGACAGGTAACTATGCTCGTAAAGCAGAATTTACTGATAAGTTTATTCGTACAGAAATTGCTTGTCGTACAGAAGGAAGAGCTCTACCTAAAGGTATGGGTTACTCTGTAGGCGGTAAAAACTACAATGATGGCGCAATTGGTGTTGGTTATACTTATACCCAACCTTTCCGCACTACCAATGGTGGTGAAGCACAGATTGTAAACAAAGGAGTTCTTATTACTAACATTGAAGCACGTCTTGAAGATCGTGTTATGATGGATAGAGAGATGAATATGGAGTTTGGTCATCTTGAAAAGACTGTTGATTCTGAAAGCGGACGTACTATGAAAGTAGCTGCTGGTTGGAAGCAAATTGTTCGTGATGGACACTTCAAAATTCATAATGGATCTTTGACTCTTTCTGAGTTATATGAATACATTGCTGAAATTTACCTAACTCGTAGAGAGCATTCTGATCGTAGAATTGTTTTGAGTTCTGGTGAAGCAGGTGTAGAATTTTTACATCGTTTGATTGCTGCTGAAGCTTCTCAGTTTCAGTACATTGATACTCTGTTTACGCAAAAGCGTACAGATCCTCAAGGTTATCATGAAAACGAACTAGAGTATGGTGAACAGTGCGCCACCGTTTAGAGTAATCTAGGCGAGTAATGACTTTAGTATAAAAACAAAACAATTGGGTAAACTGCTGGAAACTCGTGAAGACAATAAAACTACAACATAAGTAGAAATACTAAGTGTGAATGTTAAAAATTTATTGTTATATGACAATCAGCATCCACTCTCCTGAAAGTATATAAAAGTATGGAGAAGGTTCAACGACTAGGAATTGAAGTAATACAACTAATAATATTCCCTTGAAATCCAACAATCTTAGTGAAAAGATTGAAGATATAGTCTAGCCTGAATGGAAACATTCAGTTAATAAAATATGTGAACGGCACAGTTCACAAAAATTAAGTTACCAATGGGATATATACTAGAAATAGCATATGATCCGATTAAAGATGATCGTAAATTATTTCCAGAAAAAGCTCCTGGTACTAACCGTACTATTGAGTCTTACTCTATGGATATTTATGATTTTGGTCAAACCGACCAAAAAGCTATTGATGCTAGCAACCCTGAAAACATGACAATGATTATGCAGGACGGTGTTGAATCTTATTTCACTGTTTCTAATGTCTATGACTTTGAAACTGGTGCAATTAAGGATGGTAGCAATGCTTATAACAATTCTAAAGAACTTGGTATTTATCGTGAGATGAGCGGGTCTTTAGGAATTTGGGATGTAAGTCGTGTAGGACGGATTGAATATCGTCCAGTACAATTTGTATAATTTTGGTAAGAGAGGGAAGTAATTCTCTCTCTTTTCTCTTTTTATACTCCCTTTTTATAATGAAAAAATAAAATAGTAAATGAAAAATACTACAAAACAAATTTGGGTAAATCCCGTTGAAAGAATTTCTTTTCAAGGAAGACACAAACAAGTATATGAAGTTTTAGGGGCAAATGGTTTAGTACCTACAGTATCTAAGCGTAAAGCTAAAGAATCTGGTACAACATCAGAGTATCCTTTTCCATATAATAGTCAAACAGGTAAATTATATACTACGCTTGATAATATGATTACAAATCCTTTTAAGGGTTTAGAGCCTTCTGATATTAAAACTAAGTATCCTATTCCAGAATCATGGAATGAATCTTTAGACAAAATAACTAAGCAAGATCAAATTAAAAAGCAAACATTCTTAGAAATAAAGCATGGAGTTGAACCAGATTATTATACATCAGATGTTAAGTATACAATGACTTCGCTTCCTACAAATATAGATTTATACAATACTAAGTCTTTTCTTTCTTCTCTTAAACTAATTCTTTATCCTAGACCAAATGAATTTAATGATTCTACGCCTCGGCAAGAATTGTTATTGTGTATGGTAGAAGCATTAGCAGATACTAACATTATTGCAAAAAATAGTGAATCTGCAAACTCTGCATTACATGATTGGTATGTGGCTAAAGAAAATGAAATGGAAGATAAGATTGCTAAAAATAAAGATATAATTGAAGATGCTGTTTATAAGCTAGTTAAACTGAAAAGAGAGTATGGAGATTATCGTACATACCAAATGGCAATTATGCTAACTGATAATGTAGGTAATGTTATACTAAAAGGTAAACCTATGAAAAGTGCAATTGACAACACTCTTTCTGATTATGTTAATTCGGAAACTAGTTATCAAATGAAGAATATTTCTAAGTTTAATACTATGATGAATAAATTGCTTAATAACGAGCATGAATATTACGATATTCAATACTTGGTACAACAAGCAATTAATAACAAAGTTATTGGTCATAGAGATAATCAATACTTGTGGCATTCAAAAGCGGGCAATCAAGATGTATATAATCTAGGTAATAATTTCGATAAACTTGTTAATTTTTATTACAACGAATATCAAACTTATAATCAAGATTCTGAAATTACAAATTGGTATAAAGATTTACTTGAAGAATTGCAAACCAAAAATATCTGGATTGAATAATGTGTATAGTCGATAGATTACATATAAAAGCAAAGCAGAAAGGTAATAAATTAGATTCAAATCATTATAAAGATTTACCACCTGCATTTATTGATGATTATATTTATGATGCAATGTTTGATTATGTAGAATTATTTTGGAGCGGTAAAAATTATAAAGGTTATAATTTAGGCTTTGAAGTTAATTCACAAAGAATAGATATGTTGTCGTTTTTAATTAAAACTGAAACGTTAACCGGAACCTCTCAACCTTATGGTAATCTTACACTTAATGTGTATACTTTACCGGAAGATTATTTACATAGAGTAAGAGAAAAAGGAGAAGGTGAATGTTCAGGATTAAAAATTAAAATAGTACAACACGAAGATTTAGATAGAACATTAAGTGATGAATATAAAAGACCGTCTAATAAATGGTCAAATGCTGTAGGTGTATATCGTGATTCACAATTATATGTTTATTCCGAAACAGTTATTCCTACAATTGAGGTTCAATATATTAAGAAGCCAGTAAAAACATTTATTGGTGGATATGATACATTGGAATTTTTAAACGGTAATATTACGTATCCTTCTCAATCTTCTCTAAAGGTTGATTCGGAATTTCCTGAACAGTATTGTGATATTTTAATTGATATTATGATTCAAAATGTTTTTGGAGACATGAAAGATTATAATGAAGCAAGTTACCGACAACAAAAAATAATAAACAAAACTTTTTAATTTAATTAAAAATTAAGTTATGGACTTTAAGTCAACAAACAAAGTTCAAACAAGTATGGAAACCGTACTTGTTGCTAAAACAAACACTAC